GCAAGTTGAAACGATGGGAATTAACTGGTGCTAGGTCGTATTGGAAGGTCATAGCCTGGATGCCACTTCCGAATCCATATAAGGAGGACTAAATGGGATATTGTAAATTAGAATGCCTGCACGGTGAAACCGAGTGTTGTATCTACTGCGATAAGCAAGACGATTGTGAAAATCGGTGTGACATGATGGACAGCTATGAATACGTTGAGGACTGTGAGGATTATGTCGAGGAGGACGAAAATAATGAATGAATATTTTACATTAGTTTTAGGCATTGTAAATGCTGCATGCATTGTTGTGAATATAATCACTCAGAAGTGGGATGTTCTGGTACTTAATGTTATAGTATGCGTGTTATGCATTGCTAATTTTATAGCAAATGATTGAAAAGTGGAGGAGTGCGAAGATTATGAGACTGATTGATTTATTGACAGTAATCGGCGAAGATGCCGAGAGTAATGAGAAAATTCAGATATGCCACCCGGGGAGAAGTTGGAATGATTACGATGAATTTAATGCCGGTTCAAAACTGTTGAAACCATTTTATGAGTTAGAGATTAAAGCTTTATCTGCGGTAAATACGGATGTGTTTAGAGTTGACTTGGATTTTGATGAGAAAGGATGATAGGAATGCGTTTAATTGATGCAGACAAAATAATTGATTCTCTTGGAGGTTCGGATATGGATTTTGCAATAGGTGCAGTTATTGACGAGCAGCCGACAGTTTTTGATGTGGACAAGGTTATTAGTGAGTTGAAAAGAGATAAATTCATTGAATCGGAATGTATCTTATCTGATGTACATCAAGGATACAATGCTGGGCTGAGCAGGGCAGTTGAAATCGTGAAAGGCGGTGGAGTTGAATGAGTAGATTAATTGACGCTGATAAATTAATTCAAGAAATGAGCGAATGGTATTGGGATAAAGAAAAGCAGAAAGCTGCGGAAAATGATGTTTCTCCGATGGATTTATTTACACATCTTGCAATTACAACTGTTCAAGAACAGCCGACAGCTTTTGACTTGGACAAAGTTATGGAACAATTGGAAGATAGAAGCACACTGGCAAGACCAGTAGGGTGGTCTAAAGCATATGAAATTATAATGCTGAAAGATGCAATCGAGATCGTGAAAGGCGGTGGAGTTGAATGAGAGAAGTTCTTTTTAAGGCAAAGAGAGTCAAAAATGGAGAATGGATAGAAGGGAGCCTCATAGATTTGGATATTGACAGCGGATATTGCTATATCGTTCCGCCGTATAAAGGAGCGAGTACATTGCCAATCGGCTTTTTGATAACAGACGGAATGGAATTGGTTATTCCAGAAACCCTCTGCCAGTTCACGGGACTTTGCGACAAGAACGGGAAGAAGATTTGGGAAAATGATATTCTGATGGCGCACTTGGACGAATCCTACCCAGAGGATGCGACATATGAAGCCGTTGAATGGGGTGTTGCAGGATGGGTAGCGCATGAAGCTAATAGCATAGACAGACAGTATATTGATGAGTTTGATCTTGAACATTATGAAGTAGTTGGCAACATTTTCGACAATAAAGAATTATTACAGGAGGGATACAAATGAGTAGCGCAAGTACAATATTCGGAACTAAAGCGTATGTATGCGCAAGATATTTTCTTAGACCGGGAAAGTGTTTCAAATATATCGACCAGCGTGGCGAGGATGCCACAGAACACGTCTATGAGGTCATGGCGTTATATCCGTACTGCGTCCTGTTAAGAGATACCAGAAACGGAGTCAGAACTTGCCCGGGATATAACACTTTGAGTCTGATGCTGAGAGGAAGTGAAGCGAATGAATAACAAACCTACACCAGACATAACGCCAAACCTTGCTATATCAGCATACCATGTATTACAGCAATATTGTACTGGACAGCCAGCGGATTGCAAAGACTGCGGATTCTACGAACACTGTCCAGAATGTTTTCAAGGCATACCATGTGACTGGAACTTGAATGAAGAGGGTGAAATAAATGAAGTTAAGAAAGGCAACACTGATTGACTACGGAGTACCGCCGGACGATATACCGACATTACAAAGCCACTTGCGGAATCTTAACGAGAGCGACAAATACAATCTGTTGCAGGTATCCATCAAATACGCGCCCGGCATTGAATCTCAAATCTATGACAGCATCGTCAACAGCATCGGCTATCGGACAATGGAGAAGATTAGGACGGTTCCTGCAACGGAGAACGACTTCTATGGCTACAAACGTAAGGTCATGGCGGAATATTATCATTTAGCTAAGCTGATTGGCAGACTTTAAAAAACTTAAAAATTTATAAAAGTGGTAGAGAGCTAAATCTCCCCAGTGTGGTATTATATTTGTATATAACTGCTATACTGGGGATTTTTTTGAATTCAGAAAGGATATGATTGGATGTTGATAGGATGGCAAATGAGAAAAATTTAATACCGAATTCTGAACGAACTCCGAGCGAACTCCGAGAAATAACAAAAAAAGGCGGTATTAAGTCGGGAGAAGTACGCCGTCAAAAAAAGACCCTTTCTGAATTAGCAAAAATGATAGCTGAGAATCCTGCCCCGACCGCTGCAAAGAAGAAACTCGCGAAGATGGGAATATCTGACGAGGATGCAAATAACAATGCCTGTATTGCGGCTGCCGTGTATGATAAAGCCATAAAAGGTAATATGCAGGCGGTAGACAAATGGGAACAGTTAGTAGCTGTATCAAAATCAGACGAAATCAAATATGAACTTCCTGCCAGAGTACTTGGTAAGGCATTCGTGGACATTAACCGACAGATTAAGCCCAACATTGAATATGTATTCGAGGGCGGGCGAGGTGGTCTGAAATCTTCATTCGTAGCTTTTAAGATTGTTGAGCTTATCAAGAATAATCCTCAGATGCACGCCTGCATCACAAGACAGGTGGCCGGTACTCTGAAAGATTCTGTATATGCTAACATGAAATGGGCTATCAACGAACTGGGACTGATGGAAGAATTTGAATGCAAGGTGTCACCACTTGAGATCAAGTATATTAAGACTGGACAGACAATATACTTCCGTGGTCTGGACGATGAAACCAAACTGAAATCCATTAAGCCGGAGTTTGGATATATTGGAATCCTCTGGAAAGAGGAAAAAGATCAAATGAAGGGAGATGCTCAGGAACGTTCTGTTAATCAGTCAGTGCTTCGTGGTGGTGACGAGTCCTATGATTTTTCATCGTATAACCCACCAAAATCAAAATCAAACTGGGTAAACAGGATTAAGCTCATGCCTAACCCGAAAAGAGTTATTCATCATTCGAGTTATCTGGAAGCCCCGGCGGAGTGGCTCGGGCAGAAGTTTATTGACGATGCAGCGCATCTGAAAGAAATCAATCCAGAAGCCTATGAGCATGAGTACCTGGGTGTTCCGAATGGTGACGGTGGAAACGTATTTGAATATCTGGAGATTAGAGATATTACAGACGAAGAGATCAGTCGCATGGATCGTATTTTCGCTGGTGTAGATTTTGGCTGGTACCCGGATGCCTTCTGCTATCTCCGAACTTATTACGATTCTGCCAGAGAGAAAATATATCTAATTGACGAGCTATATGTAAATAAATGGAGCAACTCCAAGACCGCTGATTGGATCAAGAAAAAAGGCTATGATGATTACACAATGATATGTGATTCTGCGGAGCCTAAATCCGTGAACGACTTCCGGGACGCCGGACTCCCTGCCAGAGGAGCAATCAAAGGGCCGGGAAGTATCGAGTATGGTTTCAAATTCTTACAGACAAAGACCATAGTCATTGATCCAAAGCGAACACCAAATGCATACAAGGAAATTACGGAGTATGAGTATGATCGGGACAAAGAGGGGAATGTAATAAGTGGTTATCCTGATGGAAATGATCACGCAATCTCGGCACTTAGATATGCTTATGAGCCGTTATTTAACAGAAGGGGGAATAGTGCATAATGAGTAGAATAGGAACAGAACTACCGAAAGAGTATTCAGACAGATTTGACAAATTACGCCAGAATCGAGTAGAAGTCAGCTTTTACAAATATGGCGCAGCAGCAGACAACTTCGGAATGAAATTAGTAGATGCACTTGAATCACACGATATGTGCATTAAAAAATATAAAGAAACTGGAAATACAGAATATCTTTGTGATGCAGCAAATTATCTCATGTTTGAATTTATGTATCCACAGATTCCGAATGCATTTTTCAAAGCAACAGATAGCGGAGAGAGTGCCGGAGTTGCCGGAACGCCAATAAATCAGCTAAAAGAAAAATGGTGACTAAATGGGACTTATAACAACACTAAAAAGGTGGTTTAACATGATATTCAAAAAACAAGCCGAAGAGGATTTTAATATCCAAGCAGCAGAATTCCCAGAGATGGAATCACTGATTAACCGGTGTGCGAACATCTACAGAGGTGTGCCGGAATGGTTAGATGATAAGAATAATGTCAAGACGATTAATTTTGCTAAATCCGTCTGCTCAGAAACAGCTCGGCTCGCAACACTGGCGATCGGTATTCAGATTGATGGTTCCGCAAGGGCTACGTGGCTACAGGAGCAGATTGACAAGGTATATTTCCAAATCCGACACTGGGTAGAATATGGCTGTGCTTATGGAACAGTATTTATTAAGCCAAATGGTGAAAGCATTGACGTATTTACTCCGGCAGATGTGATGATCGTGGACTATGATAATCAGGAAATTAAGGGAATCATATTCAAGGATTCTTATACTGTTGGACGGAAATACTATACACGGCTTGAATATCATAGATTTGTTGAGACTACCGTGGATGGCGTGACGACCTATCCGTACTACGTTTCTAATAGAGCCTATGTGTCAAAATCCCCTCAGTCAATCGGCGATAAGATTGACCTTAAACAGACCAAATGGGCTGACCTCATGGCAGATACACCGCCGATTCTCAAAGCAAACGGCGAGAAGTTGGATGGAGCTCTGTATGGAGTATTACGGACACCACAGGCGAACAATGTGGATATCAGTACGCCACTTGGACTTCCGATATTTGCCGAAGCTATCGAGGAGCTAAAAGACCTTGACATTGCATACAGCCGTAATGCCGGAGAGATTTTTGATTCTCAGAAAATTGTTCTGGCAGATGATAGACTACTGATACCAAGCGGCACGCCTGTATCAGCCATGTCACCACAGGGCATGGAGAACAGACGTAATGAGATGAACTTACCACACTTTGTCAAGAATGTGTTCGGACAGCTCGAGAAAGAGTTCTATCAAGAAATCAATCCACAGCTCAACACTGATACCCGTATAAGCGGCATAAATGCCCTTTTAAGCCAGTTGGGATATAAGATTGGATTCTCTAATGGATATTTCGTTTTCAACGAATCTAGCGGTATTCAGACGGCTACGGGAGTAGAAGCAGAACAGCAGAGGACGGTACAGTTCATTAAAGACGTTCGAGACAAACTGGAATCCTGTCTGGACGAAGTAATCTACGCATTGAACGTTTACGCTGACCTGTACGGGCTTGCACCTGTCGGAGAATACGAGGTCAATTATGATTTTGGAGATATCCTCTATGTCAGAGAAAACGACCGTGCGAGATGGTGGCAGTATGTGACTACTGGTAAGGTTCCGGCATGGTTGTATTTTGTAAAATTCGAGGGAATGACTGAGGAAGAAGCAAAAGCAATGGTCAAAGAAGCTCAGCCAGACGAACCAACATTATTCGGAGAGGAGTAAAAAGATGGCAGATAAACCAGTAACAAGAGAAGAAAAATATCTTGCGTATTTGACAGGTGATTATACAGGCGGACTCCCGAAGCCAATCACGAGAAAAGAGAGGTATTTATACGAATTATGTCTAAAAGGAATAGGCGGTGAAATTTCGCCGGAAGAAATCAAGAATGCGGTGAATGAGTACCTTGAAAAGAATCCGGTCAAGCCCGGAGCCACCACAGAACAGGCGCAGCAGATCGAGCAGAACAAGACGGATATTGTTTCACTGAAAACGGAAACTGGTTCGCTAAAGGAAGATATAGATAACTATTATCCAAAGAAACAAGGCGCGTTCAAATGCGTAAATATGGTTTCAAATCTGCCTGATGAAGTAATTATGCCATCTGGAATTGAAAAAAATATTTTGGATGGTGTATGTGCTATCAATGGTACATCTACAATTGATTATCCAAATCTCATTATCAAAAAAACTATATTGGCAAACCATGTATATTTGTTCTCTGTAAAGATGAAAGAGAATGAAAATACCGTTCAAACATGTTCTCTTATAACAAGAATTGGAACGAAACCTATTACACGAAACACATTAGGTGAATATCCCACGCAGCTTTTTGAGAATAAAAACTACCCTGGGTACACTACTTTTTGTGCGCTCTTCTCGCACAACTCAGATGCGGATGTCGATTTCTCAATTTCGTTTGCCCTTACGAAAACTAGCAAAAATGTAGCTATTTCTGCAAAAGACTTCATTATTACGGATGTGACGGAATTATCTGATACACAAATAACAGAAATTGTAAAAACTGGAATGAAAGATGGTGTGTATTATAATCCCGGTAAAAATGTTGCAGATGCTTTGTCTAATCAAGCAAAGGATGATATTACAGTTGAAACAATAAAGAAAATGCACCCAAATCCAAACGGATATTGGTATAGAAAGAAATGCTTGGTTATTGGAGATAGTACATCTGCTACTGAACAATGGCAGAAAAAACTTTCCGAAAATCTCGGTATGAGTGTAACAACTCACGCAAAAGGTGGAATAGACTTTTTGCGGATGGTGGTTGGTAGTCTTGGGTACGAGGGTAATTATGATAACGAAACAGGAAACACTGGTGTATTACAACCACTAAAAGCAAGTGACGTATATGACAAAGATTTAATCATTATTTTTGGCGGGTTTAACAACAGAGGTACAAAACTCGGTGAAATCACTGATTTATACAAAACTGATGGAACAGGGCAAAACACAGTAACTGGACAACTACAATTCGTACTTAATTGGATATATGATTTGCTGAAAGGAAATGAATCTTATTCTCAAAATTTAAAGTGTAAAATCGTCCTTGTAACACCATATTGCTGTGGAAAATACAACTATGCCAACTATGACGGTTATAGTGGTGACAATTGGGCGGGTTATACATTGCGTGAAATGTGCGACAGAATTGTTGAAATTGCTGCGTTAAACAACTGTTCTAGTTATAATGCGTGGGAAAACAGTGGAATTGGTCGTCACACATGGACAATTTATTCCGCATCTCCTACCGCAACGAAAGAAGCGGGAAGTGATACTGCACCGTATCCTACAAATGCAGACCAACTACACCTCAACAATTCCGTAGGATATCCACATTTAGGGGATTGTATTTCTGCTTTTGTGAGTGGAATTATTTGATTAACTATAGAGGGCTTTAGTTAACCAATAAAAACCAAAACATGTACCACAACACTTATCGAAAGAGGTGATATACTATACTTAGTCCAGAATATTTACGAAGAATTACAGAGGGCAGTGAACAGATTGCAGAAGAACTGCATCAGTATATCATCTCTGAGATCGTGTCACGGATGATGGCGAGAATTGGCAGAGGCGAGGACTATATTCTAACCAATGCCGATGCGTGGAGAATCAGAACGCTACAGGAATCCGGCGAACTGTTAGAGGACATTCTAGCAGAATTATCAAAGTATACCAAACGCGAACAGCAGGAGCTCCTTGAAGCGTTTGAAGATGCCGGAATCACTGCAATGGAGTATGATGATAAGGTATATAAGGCGGCAGGATTAAGTCCTGTGCCGCTTGAGCAGTCACCGGCTATGATAAGGCTCATGGAACGGAATATGCTTGCGACCATGGGAGAGTGGAAGAACTTCACGCGTACAACCGCAAGTGCCGCTCAGAGGCTCTATATTGAGCAATGCGACCTTGCATATAATCATGTGATGACTGGGGCAGTTGGGTATACGCAAGCCATTAAAGAGGCAGTTAATAACGTTGTGAGTGATGGTGTATATGTTGAATACATAAACAAAGAGACAGGAAAGAAAAGACGCGATACAATCGAAACAGCAGTAGCACGTTCCGTCAGAACCGGTGTGGCTCAGGCTACGGGAGACATATCCTTAAAGCGCATGGAAGAAATGGACTGGGATTTAGTTCTGGTCAGTGCTCACATGGGAGCCAGAACGGGTGATGGCGGTGAGAATCCCGGAAATCACTCATGGTGGCAAGGAAAGATATACTCTCGTTCTGGCAAGAGTAAGAAATTTCCACCGTTCTCATTGACCGGATATGGAACGGCAAGCGGACTGTCAGGAGTCAACTGTCGGCATAGTTTTGGAGCCAGTGATGGAGAATTCAATCCCTATGCGGAATTATCAGCACAGAATAAAGCTGACAAAGGAAAGCAGTACGAAAAGGAACAGCGACAACGTACTTATGAGCGGAGAATCCGAAAAACAAAGCGTGAAGTTCTTGGACTGCAAGCAGGAGTCGACAATGCACCGGATGAAAAGGCAAAGTTCGCGCTCCAACAAGACCTTGACCGAAAGTCTTATCTTTTGCAGAAACAAAATGCTGCATACAAAGATTACTGCAAGCAGAATGACCTGAGGGAACTGCAAGACCGACTCATGATTGCTAAGTGGAACCGTCAGAACGCCGCGAAAGCCAGAGGAGCGGCAAAGAGATATAAAACAGCAAAGGGGATTGACTGATGGACAAATGGGAATATTTCAATCCGAATCCTGTTAAGGGTAAGAGAACAGGAGATTGCGTTGTCCGGGCAATATGTAAAGCAACCGGGTTTGACTGGGAAACGGTATTCGCCGGATTAATGGTACAAGCGTGTGCTCTGTCAGATATGCCGAGCGCGAATTATGTTTGGGGAGCGTATCTCTATAAGCGTGGGTTCAGACGCAAGCTGATAGAACAGTCAGAACGATATATCTATACAGTCAATGACTTTTGCACAGATCATCCGACAGGCACATATATTCTCTGCATAGATGGTCATGTGGTGACAGTACAAGAGGGTAAATATTTCGATACATGGGATAGCGGTAATGAGATTCCAGTATATTACTGGGAAAAGGAGAATAAATGAGCATATCAGAATTTGTACAGATTTTCCTCTCTATCTGCGGAGGGGTGTCTATTGTCGGAGGGGCGGCGGCTGTAATTTTTAAGTGGATTACTCCGGCATTTCGGCTTAATAAGCGAGTAGAGACGCTAGAAGAACATGATAGACGAGATTACGAGAGCCTTCGGAGAATTGCAGAACGAGATTCATTAATCCTGGAAGTGTTATCAACCATGTTGGACAGTCAGATCAGTGGGAATAATGTAGAAGAATTAAAAAAAACAAAACAGAAGCTTACAAATTATCTTGCGCAGAATCAACGTTAGCATTAGTAAGGGGTATGCTCATGAAATTATATGTGTTCACAAAGAAAGATATAGACAAATTCTTGATAGAGTGCAATTTCACACCGGACGAAGAAAGACTGTTCCGATTGAGATGCAAGGAATATACGCTCGAATATTGTGCTGAACAGATGAATGTGAGTATATCTACGGCGAAGCGATTAAGCCGGAGGGTGAATAATAAAATAATTAAAGTATGCTGATACTTTTTGGACACTAATTAGAGCCAGAAACGAACTGTTTCCGGTTCTTTTTTTATGCAAAAATATAATCAGAAAGGTGGTGCATAAGATGGCATTATATAACAATCCTTATCAATATAGCTTTGGCATTCCGGGGCAAATGAATCAGTTCCAGCAACAGCCTGTCCAGATGCCAACTCAACAAGTACAACAACCCCAGCAGAATAATAATGGTATTTTATGGGTATCTGGCGAAGTCGGAGCAAAATCCTATCTGGTAGCACCCGGAACAAGCGTTTTACTGATGGACAGTGAAAGTGAAAAGTTCTACATAAAATCCACTGACGTTTCCGGTATGCCACAGCCGTTACGGATATTTGAGTACCACGAGGTAGGCACTCAGATGCCACCTAAACAGCCTGTTCAGAACATGGATAGTAAATATGTCACCAGACAGGAATATGACGATTTAAAGGGTAAATACGAAGCTATCATAAACCGATTAAATTCTTTTTCTGAACCTGTTAGGGCTAATACCGTGCAGGAATCAGCAGTCAAGGGAGGAAGCGCAGATGAGTAATCCATTGTTTAACGTACTTGGCGGTGGGATGTTGCAGGGAAACGGACCAATGCAAATGATACAGCAGTTTATACAGTTTAAGCAGAATTTTAAGGGAGACCCGAAGGAAGAAATCCAGAAGATGTTACAGTCTGGGAAGATTTCCCAACAGCAACTTAATCAAGTTCAGCAGATGGCAGGGCAATTTCAGAGTCTGCTGAAGAATATGAAATAGTACATTACAATCTGGCCAGATTGATGTAAATACACAAAAAGGAGATTATATTATGGATGGAAATTATAGCTTAGCAGATATTGCCGCTGCTACTGGAAACGGTAGAAATAATGATGGCATGTTTGGTGGAGATGGCAGCTGGTGGATTATTGTTTTATTCATTTTTGCTTTCTTCGGATGGGGAAACAACGGCTGGGGCAATAATGGCAATGGCGGCGGATATGCAGCCACAGCAGCTACTCAGGCAGATATTCAGAGAGGATTTGACAATTCCGCGGTAATCAGCAAGCTTGACGGAATCAACAGTGGCCTGTGCGATGGCTTTTATGCCATGAATAACGGTATGCTTACTGGATTCAATGGAATCAACACCAACATCATGCAGACCGGCTTCGGAATCCAGCAGGCTATTAATGCCGATACTGTGGCTAATATGCAGAATACCAATGCTTTACAGGCACAGCTTGCGAACTGTTGCTGCGAAACCAGAGAAGCAATTCAGGGCGTAAATTACAATATGGCACAGAACACCTGTGCATTGCAGAACACCATGAACAGCAATACAAGAGACATTATTGACAGTCAGAATGCAGGAACAAGAGCCATTCTCGATTATCTTTGCAATGAAAAGATTTCTAACCTTCAGGCTGAAAACAATGATCTCAGACGTGCTGCATCTCAGGATCGCCAGAGCGCACTTCTTACAACCGCAATGGCTTCTCAGACACAGCAGCTTATTAATGCGATTAATCCGGCGCCGATTCCGGCATATCAGGTTCCTAATCCAAACACATTTTACGGATGTGGATGCAACACCGGATGTAATTGCTAGCAACTTCATATCGAGAGTATCTTTCGATTGATTTCGGATGTCGGCTTATGCCGTATTACACAGAGGGGCAGGCTGAGACCTGTCCTTTTGTGATATGAAAGGAGTATTTTTATGGCAGAATTTACAAATGTAGCTGCTCAGACGGTAGCAGCAAATGGAAACGTAGTATTTTCAAACACAGCAGTTAAAGGTTCTAACTGCATCCAGCACAGAGAGGAAAGTGGAATCATCACTCTGAGAGGACTGACTAACCAGTGTAAAGCGAGATTCTTCGTGGATTTTTCTGGTAATATCGCAATTCCAACAGGCGGTACTGTTGAAGCTATTTCTCTGGCTATTGCAATCTCTGGCGAACCGGTTCTTTCTTCTCAGATGATTTCCACACCGGCAGCAGTAAATCAGTACAATAATGTGTCCTCTGGCATCTATATTGATGTGCCTCGCGGATGCTGCGTTAATATCGCGGTAGAGAACACAAGCGATCAGGCAATTTCTGTTGCAAATGCAAACATTGTTGTAACCAGAGAAGCGTAGGAGGTGTGATTATGAGAGATATTAAAGACTTATGCGCAAGAATCGAAGACGAGCTGTCCAAAATCGCTGACAATGGGCTGACCACTGGAAATCTGGAAATGACATACAAACTGATTGATATGTATAAAGATATAAAGAACACACAGTACTGGGACAAAAAGGTGGAATACTACAACACTGTCCTTGATGAGATGCGTGGCGGATACAATGACGATTACAGCGAACGTGGAAGAAAGCGCGACAGTATGGGGAGATACAGCTCAAATGATGGCAGAATGATGCCAGATTACGACAGAGGTAGTTCTTATGCCAGACGCGGCGAGCATTATGCTAGAGGACATTACAGCCGCTCTGACGGACGAGATGCTTATGACGACTATATGACACAGAAACAGAGCTATCGTTCCGGCAAGTCTGAAGACTGCAAAAGAAAGATGCTTGCCGCTCTGGAAGAGCATTTGGATGAACTCACAACAGAAATGAGTGATATGTCTAAGGACGCAGAATGCCGGGAGGAACGTGATCTTGTCAAGAGATATGTAGAAAAACTCCGTGATATGCTCTAAAAACACAAAAGTGGTAGAGAGGTAGTTAAAAGAAATCTGTTATAATGTAATTGTGCAGCAGGAAGCACAAGTAAAGCGGTTGTTTTTGACATTTTCGTTTTAATCCTCCTTTCTTTAATTTAGTAGCTGGTGCGCACGCTTTAATGGAAAGTTGAGCAGGTTCGAGTCCTGCCGTGCGTATTTGCCATCTGGCACGCAAGATGGCTCACCTCCTTGATTAAGGTTTTTGTTATTCATACTTTTCTTTAAAAAAAGAAATAAATATCCGAAACAACTCGTGGCAGGCATGACACGTTAAACACCTTGCTAACCCGGGAATCCGGGTTACGGGAAAGCGGCAACGATTGGCGGTGTTGCGGCGGTCTGTAAAACCGTTCCCTCGTGGCAAACATTATAGGTTCAATTCCTATCTTTCCCATTACCCTGCCAGTGGTCTAACTGGCTTAATCCACTTACCTGCGGCGGCAGGTCAATAAACACGACCAGGAGGATGTATATGCAGAAACTTATTGACACACTTAAATCATTTGGAATTGAGATCCCGGAGGACAAACAGGCAGATGTTAAAAAGGCACTCTCTGAGCATTATAAGAATGCCAAGGAAGTAGCGAAAACTCTGTCAAAAGTTGAGGGAGAAAGAGACGGCTGGAAAGAACGTGCTGAGACAGCAGAAGAAACCTTAAAAGGTTTTGACGGTATCGACCCGGCAAATGTTAAAAGCGAGTTAGAGACTTGGAAACAGAAGGCAGCAGATGCAGAGAAAGAGTTTAATGCAAAAATCTACGACCGTGATTTCTCAGACGCTCTGAAAGCGGCACTCGACGATGTTAAGTTTTCCAGCGAAGCAGCAAAGAAATCAGTCATGGCAGATATTAAAGAAGCAGGTCTTAAGCTGAAAGATGGTAAAATCCTTGGATTAAATGACCTGATCGAACAGATGAAGCAGTCTGACGCATCCGCTTTTGTAGATGAATCTCAGCAGCAGGCTCAGCAGAACCAGGCAAGATTTACCACTCATGTTGGACAGCAGCAGACACCGGGAAGCATGACAAAGAAGGAAATCGAAGCGATCAAAGACCCGTCCGAAAGACAGGCTGCAATTGCTCAGAACATCCAGTTATTCCAGTGATTTTTTACACCGACTATACATCAGGGTATAGCCGCTAACCCAATACCTTAACAATTATGGGTAGAAAGGATTTTTTATATGGCAGCAAAAGCTAATCTTATTATGACAAATGATATCCAGGTCACAGCACGTGAGATTGACTTTGTAACCAGATTCGAAAGAAACTGGCAGCACTTACGTGACATTTTGGGTATCATGAGACCTATCAAAAAACAGCCGGGTGCTGTACTGAAATCTAAGTACGCAGAGGGTACTTTACAGAGCGGAAATGTTGGTGAGGGTGAGGAAATCCCTTACAGCAAATTCGTTGTAAAAGAAAAACCCTATGCAGAAATGACTATCGAGAAGTACGCAAAGGCTGTATCTATCGAAGCAATCAAGGATCACGGTTATGAGAACGCTGTTCAGATGACTGACGATGAATTCCTTTTCCAGCTTCAGACTGACGTTACCGGCAGATTCTATGACTATCTGAAAACCGGTACACTTACTTCCACAGAAACAACATTCCAGATGGCTCTAGCAATGGCTAAAGGCCGTGTTGAGAACAAATTCAAGCAAATGCACAGAAACGTGACTGGTGTTGTTGGATTTGTGAACATTCTGGACGTATATGAATATCTCGGAGCAGCTGAGATCACTATTCAGAACCAGTTCGGATTCCAGTATATGAAGGACTTTATGGGATTCAATACAATCTTCCTGTTATCTGACAGCGAAATCCCGAGAGGACAGGTTATCGCTACCCCTGTTGAGAACATCGTCCTGTACTATGTAGACCCGAACGAGTCTGACTTTGCGAGAGCTGGTCTGGTGTATACCGTATCTGGCGAGACAAATCTGATCGGATTCCACACTCAGGGCAACTACCACACAGCAGTGTCCGAAGCGTTTGCAGTTATGGGACTTACTCTTTTTGCGGAATACATTGACGCAATCGCAGTAATCACCATTGATGAGACACCAGCACTTGGTGCTCTGACGGTAAATTCCGTGGCTGGAGCAGCAACCGGAAAAACAAAAATTACCGTAAAACCAGATAAAGAAAATGTCAACAACGTATATAAATACAAAGTTGCATCAAACCCAGTAACTGTTGAGTATGGACAGAACCTCAGGAACTGGACTACATGGAGCGGAGAAGGTGAAATTGGGGCAGCAACCGGACAGAAAATCACAGTGGTTGAGTGTGACGGAACATACAAAGCACTGAATGCCGGAAGTGCGAGCGTAACAGCGAAATCATAAACGTAGGAGGTAACTGGCATGGCTTATGCAGATTATAAATTCTATACAGAATCATTCGGCAATGTCGTGCCAGAAACCGACTTCCCGCGACTGGCAGAAAGAGCCAGTGATTTTGTGGACACAATGACGTTTGACAGGTTGGTGGATGGACTGCCAACAAACGAACGCTCACAAAAGCGCATCAAAAAGGCGGTCTGTTCATTGGCTGAATTAATGTATCAGATTGAGCTTGCTGAAAAGAATGCTACCAATGCCGCTGTGAGTGGTGCGTCAACCGCAATCGGGTCCGGTGGTAGCACGACAGGCATTGTAACATCTGTAAGTTCCGGCAGTGAATCCATCTCTTACGCAACGCCTCAGCAGATTGGAGCGGGTGCAAAGGAATGGAGTGCGGTATATGATGCCGCCGGAGATGTACGGAAAACGAATGACTTACTTCTTAAGACAGCTTTTCCGCTTCTGATGGGAGTAAGGACGGATGATGGAATACCGATTCTTTATGCGGGGATGTGAGTATGAAATATGCGCGAATAAAACCGACTATAGTTGAAGCTATTCAGTGTTTTACCACTCCAGAGAGTATAACTCAAATTGAAAAGTTTGTTGGAAATTCGGTAAAAATTAATAGCAATCTTAACCCACCGAACATTGAGATTTCTACATATCCTGCTCCATTTAGAGATGGCGAAATGGTTGATTCAGTACTCATAGAGCCCGGAGACTACGTCTTGCGTGATGAAGAAGGATATTTCGATACAATGGTAAAGGATGAATTTGAAGAAGAATTTAAGGAGGTATCTGAATAATGGACATTTCAACACTTGGCTCATGTATCGCAATCGTTATGATTTGCTACATCGTAGGAATGGGCTGTAAAGCATCAAAAAGAATCTCTGATGAATGGATTCCAGTGATCATGGCGGTTATTGGTGGCATTCTCGGAGCTGTCGGGATGGGAGTTATCCCGGATTTCCCGGCATCGGACTATATCACGGCAGTTGCGGTCGGCATGTTTAACGGATTGTCGGCAACCGGAGTAAATCAGGTTATTAAGCAGACAGTGCAGAAAGAATAATTAAGGAGAGGGTATCATGTACGAAAAAACTTTGACGATTTTCAATTATTATGAGAGTCCGACAACAAGAGATGCGTACTGGTATCCTCATGTACTATCTGGTGTTGACCTCATTACGGACAAAGGGGCAATCCTTAAAAAGTACGGACCAGATGCAACTGACAACGCACAGTTACACATCCGTTATATTGTCCAGAACGGCGATATAACCATTACTGACAAGAATGGTAAGATTCTCCCATGGGTGCCAGTTAAAGAGTGGAAAAGGCAGATTAACAACGCTCTGGAAGACACTATTACATTCTCAGATGAATCATTCTTCTGGGAGGGTGAGTGGACTGGTGGAACGGTATCTGATGGTGATTATCGGAATGGATTCTACCAGTACATGAATGAGAACAAGGACAACGTGTTTAAGATTACCAGTGTAGGCGGTCCGTATACGCTGATTCCACATTTTGAGATTCTGGGTAAGTAATATGAGTAAGATTCATCATTTCAAAGGATTCTCCATAGTCGATGGAGATATGAAAATCAAGCTGAATATGGACAGGTTTTCCAGACAGTATCAAGAAGCCCAGTATCTCCTTGACGGAATGGTTATGGACAGCATGGTTCCATTTATGCCAATGATTACCGGAAATTTTATCAATCGGACAAGAGTTGAGAGTACATCTTTGCAAGGAACTGGGAAAGTATGCGCGGCGGCGGCTCCTTATGGGCGTTTTCTGTACGAGGGGAAAGGAATGGTTGATGAAGCAACTGGAAGTCCCTACGCAAGACGTGGAGCAAAGAAAGTTCTTGTTAGTCAGTTTTCTGGTCAGACAGCCGCAAAGGAAAATCTTGAATACACCAAACAGGCTCACCCACAGGCACAGGCAAAGTGGTTTGATGCTGCTAAACGACAATACGGTGACACATGGATTCGTAAAGTAAAAGCACAGGCAGGAGGCGGCAGACATGGCAGATAAACCTATCGGCAAAGATGCAACTGGATATGAGATTCTGACAGATGCCATGAAAGCACTTCTAAACCAGTATCCGGGGCTATACGAAAATGAAACAATCAAATTCGAGGAACTTGGCAAGGAATCTGGAATTGCGTTCTCGGCAGACAACGGGGCGTTGATCTATTCAGAGAAAGAAGACGTTTGCGGAACGATGCATCAGGTATGTCAGTACCCATTTTACGTGGTATATCGTACAGCATCTGACAAAGAAAGGCAGAAACTATCTGTTCAGAAGTTCCTTGACAATCTCGGTAAATGGATATGCCGGGAACCAGTTATTATAAATGGCTCTGAGACACACTTAAATGCGTTTCCAGAGCTTTCGCAGGGGCGAGTGATAAAACGTATCACCCGTGATAACTCCTATGGTTTAGAGCCACAGGAGAACGGCGTACAGGATTGGTTATTGCCATTGTCAGTACGCTACGAAAACACTTATGAAGTAATATAACAAGTAACAACCGGCTATCAATAGGAGATAGTCGCTAACCTACACAGCCTTGAAGTTATAGGCAGAAAGGATATTTCTATGGCAGTTACAGGCAAGATTGACCGTAAATATATGGCTCATTACATCGACGCAGGTTCCCTCTGCGGAGGGCTGACGCCAAAGTATGAGCGTCTTGGAAAAGATCTGGAAGAGTACAATGTAGAACTCAATCCGGACACTGAAACATCTAAAAACATTCTCGGAGAATCCACATTCAAACATAATGGCTACGAGGTTTCTTCTGACGCTGATCCGTTCTATGCAGATACCACTTCTGATCTGTTCACAGCATTACAGAAGATCGTAGATGGACGTCTCAAAGACGATAATCTCAAAACAAAAGCAGTTGAAGTTCATCTCTGGACAGAAGCTACAGCAGGCAAGTATGAAGCATATCAGCAGGACTGCTATGTTGTGCCGACATCCTACGGCGGTGATACATCTGGATATCAGATTCCGTTTACCGTCAATTATACCGGCGAACGTGTAAAAGGAAAGTTTGATATCAGTTCCGGCACATTCACAGCCGACAGCAAATAATTTTAGGAGGGTATAGAAAATGGCAAAAACAATTAATACAAACATTGATGATGGATTTCTTCTTTTCACATTCACAAACAAACAGGGCGAAGTGTTCTCTTCGTTCAAATTGAACCCTACTGACATCAACATTGCAGCAAGAGCGGAAGAATTGGAAACTTTCTTTGAACAGGCTCAGGAATCTGTTAAAAATGTTTCTTCTAGTAAAGAGATGGCGGAGATTAATAAGCAGATTGAGGACAAAATCAATTATATGCTCGGATACGAAGCATCTAAGGATTTATTCAAAGAACCAATTACCGCAACAACTGTTTTTGGAAATGGTCAGGTGTTCGCCTATATCGTTCTGGACAAAATCAACGAAGCACTTACTCTGGAAATTGAAAAGAGAAAGAAAAAAATGCAGGAAGTGGTCAATAGGTACACGGAGAAGTATGCAAAATGACCGCCTATGAACTTCCCACCTCACTAAAAATCGGTGAGGTGGATTTTTCTATCAGGACAGATTTTCGGGCGATTATTGATATTCTGGTCGCTATGAATGACCCGGAACTGGACGAACAAGCGAAAGCAGTTGTTATGTTGCAGATTCTGTTTGAGGACTGGCAAAGTATACCCCCGGAACATCTTACAGAAGCTTGTCAGAAAGCCTGCGAGTTTATTGATTGTGGCCAATTCGATGATAACCCGAACAAGCCCAAACCTCGTTTGATGGACTGGGAGCAGGATGGAGATATGATTGTTCCGGCGGTAAACAAGGTTGCCGGTAAAGAAATCAGAACAGTACCTTATATGCACTGGTGGACGTTCTTCGGATATTTTATGGAGTCTGGAGAGTGTCTGTTCAACACGGTTGTTGGAATCCGGTCAAAAAAGGCAAAGGGTGAAAAACTCGATAAATGGGAAAAGAAATTCTATCAGGAAAATAAGAATATTATTGACATAAAAACACGTCTCAGCGACGAGGAGCAAGCTTATAAAGATAAGCTGAATGAGATGTTGAACCTCAAAAGTTAGGAGGTGGACACATGGTTGCTGATGGCTCAGTCATTATTGATACCAGAATGGACACATCAGGTGTGCAAAACGGCGTATCAGCAATCAGACAGTCTTTTAACGGACTTGGCAGCGTAGTAAAAAAAATAGGCGTACTGATTGGCGGAGCATTTGCGATTGGAAAACTGACGCAGTTCGGTAAGGAATGCGTAGAACTTGGTTCCAATCTGGCAGAAGTGCAGAACGTGGTCGATGTTACATTTACAACCATGTCCGATAAGGTTAATGAATTTGCAAAGAATGCCATGACCTCGGCCGGATTATCTGAAACAATGGCGAAACAGTATGTCGGAACGTTCGGAGCAATGTCTAAGTCGTTCAGATTCTCAGAAGCGCAGGCTTACGACATGTCAACGGCTCTGACACAGTTAACTGGCGATGTGGCATCATTTTATAATATCAGTCAGGACTTAGCCTATATCAAACTGAAATCAGTGTTTACGGGCGAAACAGAAACGCTCAAAGACCTCGGCGTGGTAATGACCCAGTCAGCACTTGACCAATTCGCGCTGGCAAATGGCTACGGTAAAACCACATCCGCCATGACCGAACAGGAGAAAGTAGCTCTCCGCTTGGCTTTTGTGCAGAAACAGTTATCAGCTGCATCTGGAGACTTTATTCGTACTTCGGATTCTTGGGCGAATCAGGTCAGGGTGATGCAGTTGCAGTTACAATCTCTCAAGGCAACAGTTGGACAGGGATTAATCAATCTCTTCACTCCTGTTCTGAAAGTTATTAATATTTTACTGGGCAAACTGGCAACTCTGGCAAATGCCTTCAAGTCATTTACGGAGTTAATCACCGGAAAGAAATCTTCTGGTCAGACAGGCGCGAGTGGCGCAGGTCTTGCCGGAACAGATGCAATAGCTGATACGGCAGACCAATATGGAAATGCTGCCGACAATGCCGAAAAGCTGGCAGATGCAACAAATGATACAGCAGACGCAACCAAAAAAGCTACTAAGGCGGCAAAAGGATATCTTAGTCCTCTTGACGAAATAAATAATTACTCAACGGATAAAAGTGCAGATTCATCGCCAAAAGTACCGGGCGCAACCGGTGGACTTGCAGACCAGATGAAAGGTGCTGTACAAAATGTTGATTATGGGAAATTGGCAGAGGGTGAGACAGTTCTTGATAAGACGTTAAAGCCGTTAAATAAGATAATCAACAGATTTAAAGAACTAGCTAAATTGGTTGCAAAAGGATTCTGGGATGGATTAGGAGATTACGAGCCGATTTTTGACGGAATAAAGAAAGACCTTGATTCTATATGGAAATCCTTAAAGGATATCTTTACTGATTCAGAAGTTACTAAAGCAGCAAATAATTTTCTTGATTCATTTGCATATGCAATTGGACAAGTTGCCGGCTCATTTGCCAGAATTGGATTGACAATTGCGCAAAACATTATAGGCGGAATTGAAAAGTTTTTAAAGCAGAACACGCAAAGAATAAAGAACTATCTGATAGATATGTTCAATATCGGCTCTGAAATTTCGCAAATCGCAGGGAATCTTGCAGTCGCCTTCGCGGATGTTTTCTCAGTTTTTGGTGGAGAAACCGCACAGCAGATTACTGCGGATTTAATCGGAATCTTTGCTGAAATCGGAATGGTTCTTACGGAAACGGCTGCAAAACTTGGCAGAGACATCCTTAACATGATTGCGCAGCCTTTTATCGACAACAAGGACATTTTAAAGTCAGCAATCGAGGGTAGTCTCGGAGTAATAGAAACCGTAACAAGCGGCGTCTTAACAGTTGTTCAAAACCTTAGCGACGCAATATCAAGGTTATACGATGAACACGTAAAGCCGCTCTTTGATTCTATAGCAAATGGACTATCAAGCATATTTGGAACTCTGATAACTGGATATAACACGTACGTTCTTCCTGTTTTTCAAGGACTAGCAGAACAAATCAAAGGGCTATTAGAGGGACCATTAGGGGACGCAATTTTAAAAATAGAGACTTTCCTCGGTAAACTTATTGATTCCCTGAAACTTCTGTGGGAATCGGTGTTAGTGCCTTTAATTAACTGGATAATTGCGAATTTGCTTCCAGTTATGGCGGAAGTAATTAACGTTGTAGGCACCGTAGCAATAAAAGTCATAAAATCATTAATTAAAATAATTGGTGATGTAGCAGACACTCTGAGCGGAATCATTGATTTCCTTGTAGGCGTTTTCACAGGAGACTGGGAACTGGCTTGGCAGGGAATAAAAGAGATTGCGGATGGAGCATGGAGTTTTATCAAAGATGTTGTGTCAGGTGCGTGGGAGATAATTAAAACCGTAACAAAAGGCGCGTTAAGTATAATAAAGAGCATCATCAGCACTGCTTGGAATGCGATTAAAGCATTGACTTCAACAATCTGGAACGCAATCAAAAAGACACTTTCTGGCCTTTGGAACTCTCTTAAATCCACAGCCAGCACAGTATTTAATGCAATTAAAACTAAAGTCGTAGGCGTATGGGACAGCGTAAAGAACAAGACATCAAAAACATGGGAAAGCGTAGCTACGTTCGTATCTAATAAAGTAGAAGCGATAAAAAATGCTATCACTAATAAGTTTAATGCCGCCAGAGATGCAGTCAAATCTGCGTTTGAAGGCATTGTGGATTTTATTAAAGCTCCGATTAATCAGGCAATCAGCATTGTTAATAATGCAGTTGGAATGATTAATAATGCAATTGGTGGAATTGAATCTGCGTTCTCCTTTGGGCCTTGGACTGTTCCAACACCGTTTGGTTCAAAGACTATTGGATTTCATGCAACATTTCCGCGTATCGGAACTATCCCATATCTGGCCAGTGGCGCAGTTATTCCACCACGAAGCGAATTTCTTGCGGTATTAGGTGACCAGAAAAAGGGTAATAACCTGGAAGCACCGGAAAGCCTGTTGCGTCAGATCGTCCGGGAAGAATCAGGAAAAGGACAGGGAGACGGAAATACCTACAATGTTACAGTTAATGCATCTGGCAGAAAACTGTTAGATATTATTATCAGTGAAGCTGAAATGAGAAGAAATCGGAACGGGAAGAACCCATTTGAGTTAGCATAGAGGAAAAAATATGGCACAGGAACAATTCAAAATAGACAACGTTGTTATAAGAGCACCGGACAGTTACAAACCGGTGTTCGCAACCACTTCTACGGAAGACTCTAAAAGAAGTCAGGATTTAATTATGCACAATACACCAATGGGAACAATTGGCGGGTATGACATGCAATGGGGCGAGCTTACATGGGCTGAAATAGCAACCATACTAAATACTGTACTTAACAAAAGTCAATTCACATTCCACCATAAAGACCCAACTGTTCCGGGAAGATGGATAGACAGAACATTCTACGCATCAAATTTCAACATGGCTGCGCAAACTCTGAAAGATGGGGAAGAAAAGTGGACAGATTTGTCTATTAATGTAAGGAGGATTGAGCCGATTTGATAAATGTATCTACTCAGTTGAAGAAAGAATCTCTTACAAACAGAAATTATTACGTGACAGCAAATGTTACATTGTCAAATGGTACAACTCTTAAGCTAGGCAAAAAAGACTTTTATCTGTCTGGAAATAGTCTCGTAGATTCAGCAGACTCTGGGGACTTCCCGGTGGGTGTAGCAATAGAAAAAACGGCAAGTTTATCATTGGTAAATGATGACGGGCGCTTTGACGGATATAATTTTAACGCCGCAAGGTTTGTTATCTTTCTCAATGTGCAGTTATCCGACAGGATAGAAGCTATAAAGAGAGGTACTTACATTGTGTCGAAAAAGCCTGCAACGGCGAGCGAAATAAGTCTTTCTCTCTTAGATAAAATGCACAATGCTGATAAGACGTACGATTCTAATTTGTCTTTTCCTTGTACAGTCAAAGAGCTGCTCTCAGAATGCTGTCAGCAATGTGGAATCACTCTTGGAGATGCAATGTTTCCAAATGCGGACTTTCAGATTCGGAAAGCGCCATCTAATGCGACATACCGTACAGTAATCGGAATGTGTGCCGGGATAGCCGGTGGAAATGCAAGAATCGACGAAAATGACTTACTCAGGATTATTACGTTTGATAAGACATTTACCAATACGACTATTTACGATGGTGGAGCAGTAAAGAACTGGACAAATGGTGATGATCTGGATGGCGGCACGCTTAATCCATGGACAATGGGGACTGTGATTGATGGTGGTACGTTAAGCAATAACGATTATCACGCGTTATTTTCAATTCAGAATCTACAATATGACGTAGACGATGTTATTGTAACAGGCGTCAAATGTGTAGAAGATGAGGTCGAATATATGTCGGGTCAGGACGGCTATGTAATCACTATTGATAATCAGTTATTGTCAGGAAATGCACAGGCAGGAGTCGAAGCTATTGGAAATCAATTAATCGGTTTGCGAATGCGTCCTTTCTCATGTGACGGAATTGCCAACGGATACGCCACTTTCGGCGATCCGGTCGAATTTATTGATACAAAGAATCGTGTTTTTAGATCATTTGTAACTAATGTAGAATTTGTGTTCGGTGGCTCAACATCATGGAGCTGTAGCGCAAAGAGCGCCGAAGAAGATGTAAGTGAGTTTATTGGTGGACAGCAGGCAGTGGTAGAGCAAGCAAAAAAAGATATAGAAAAGAAACTATCTGCCTATGACGTAAAGCTCAAACAGATGAATGAACTTGCAGCGAACACGCTAGGTTTCTTCTATACAGAGGAAATACAAGAAGATGATTCCGTAATTACGTACCGGCATGATAAACCTACACTTGCTGATTCTAAAGTAATTTATAAGACAGGTGTCGATGGATTCTTTTTGTCAGTAGATGGGGGTCAGACATGGAAAGCCGGCTTTGATAGTAATGGAGATGCCGTTCTGAATATTCTCTATGCCATCGGTATTCAATCAGAATGGATTAATACAAGAGGCTTCACAGCGAAAGATAATAACGGGAATACGACATTAAGAATAGATGCCGACACAGGTGCTGTCACATTAGAAGTTGAAAACTTTACCCTGAAAAGCAGAACTATTGAACAAATTGCCAAGGATGTTGTGGATGGGACAGTTCAAAGCAATGTGACTATCCCGAACTATTATGGCACGTATGTGCCAACATTGCAGAATTATCCAGCATCTGAGTGGAAAAGCGAAGAATATAAAAAGCATGACGGCTCGATATTCATGAACTTCTCTACAAGCCAGGTATATATGTTTTCTGGGACTGATGGTACTTGGCAGGAACTGGATGCTAAAAAAATTGTCAATTTCGAAAGAGTTTTTAATGCTCTGACAGACAATGGCAAACAAGAGGGAATTTATATGCAGAACGGACATCTGTATATAAACGCTTCTTATATTAAATCAGGTCAGATTTCAGCTGATTTGATTAATCTGAAGAACATCAACGTTACAAACAGTTCTGGAGTATCAACATTTGCGATTGATAACTACGGAAATGTTACGCTCAGACCTAATACATTCGTGTTAGCAAACGGCGACACAATATATAGTGTTGCTGAAAATAAAGCTTCGACAGCATTATCGAATGCGAATCGCTATACAGACAATGCACTTAGCAACCTCGACATAGGAAAAATGTCTAAACAAGAGATTATTAATGTGCTAAGCGATAACAGCAGCAATAAAGGTCTGTATCTATCAAATGGCAATGTGTACATGAATGCCGATTATATTAACACAGGTGAATTAGCAGGATGGAAAGTTGGAATTAAAAAGCTTTCAGCAAGTGGCGCGTATGGAGAAGTAACGCTAGATGCTTCAACTGGAGAGATCTATTCAGAGACGAATACAGGAGTATATGTGCCGGGGTACGGGACGTTGTATGGAACGCGAATTAGAGGAATCAATCTTTATACAGGAACTGTACATGCAAGCTCAGCCTCGTTTAATAAAAGCGTTTCGGCAGACAGCGTTTCGGCATCAAAAAAAGTTACAGCAGGTACACATATAGAAGCCAGTGGCCATTTCTATAGCATCGGAACGGGAACAGACCTTGCAGATTTAAGTGTCCGAGGAACAAAGAAAAGAATCCTTCCAACAAAAAACTATGGTACGCAGGCATTTTATTGTTATGAAATGGCGTCCCCCATGTTCGGAGACATCGGAGAAGCATCCGTATCGGAAGACGGCACATGCCTGATAGACATAGATGATATATTCCAAGAATCTACCAATGTAAGGATTGAATATTATGTGTTTTTACAAAAGGAAGGAGATGGAGATTGTTGGGTAGATAAAAAAGAGCAGACATATTTCACTGTAAAAGGTACTCCGGGGCTTAAATTTGCATTTGAAATCAAAGCGCGGCAGGCTGACTATGAACACATGCGTTTTGCTGACGCAAGCGAAACAGCCTACGACAGGGCAATAGACACAGACATGCCAGAACCAGACTACAGTGAAAGCCTTGAAGTATCAGAACCAGACTACAGTGAAAGCCTTGAAGTATCAGAACCAGATTATGAAAAAGAACTTCTTAATAACAGGGAAAAAATTATTGACGAAATGGGGAAAATATCATGAAAAAAATTTTAACAAGTTTTATGAATCTTAGTACTGGAGAGGGAAGCCGCATTGCTTACACCTATTCAGAAGTAGACGAAAACACAGGAAGTATCATCAGCCAGAACAATAAAGGCAATTTCCTTGTAATGGATGACGATGTACAGAAAAATCTTGATTCTGTAAAGGATTACATAAGGAATAATTTCCTTTCATAAGGAGGTAAGTCTAATATGGCCGATACATATACAATACAATTCCGGCGCGGTATGTACGCCGATTTTGATACGTCGAAAATTCGCCCCGGAGAGCCTGTTGCGATTCTTGGCAATGACCCGTCCGTTCCATCTGGCAAAGCCTTATACATTGCATTTGCGGCTAATGATGTAAGGCGGTTGTGCTCCATTGAGGATATTTCAGAGATGGTTAATGCCGGAGAATTTGTTGGCCCGCAGGGTCCAAAAGGCGAAAAAGGAGATAAAGGAGAGAAAGGCGCAGAGGGTCCTGCTGGCCCGCAGGGTCCAAGGGGTGAAAAAGGAGATAAAGGTGATCCGGGAGAAAAGGGTGCGGATGGCACCGTAGCATTTGAATCGCTGACACCCGAGCAGAAAGAATCACTAAGGGGTATCTCTATCACAGCGGTCAGTATCGACACAGATGGAAATTTGACAATAACATTTTCAGATGGTGATAGTGAAAATGTTGGTAATATTATAGGGCCTCAAGGTCCGCAGGGACCACAAGGTGAAAAAGGAGATGTTGGTCCACAAGGTCCACAAGGCCCACAAGGAGAAAAGGGTGAACAAGGAAATGATGGAACATCTCTTAATATCCTTGGTACAAAAGAATCTGAGGCAGACCTCCCTTTAAGCGCAGAGAAGAACGACGCGTATTTAATAAATGGAGAAATGTGGGTTTTTAACGGCACAAATTGGAACAATGCTGGCAGGATTCAAGGGCCGCAAGGTCCGCAGGGACCAGTTGGTCCGCAAGGGCCAAAGGGCGACCCGGGACCGCAGGGCATAAAAGGAGACCCCGGAGAAAAAGGAGAGCAGGGGGCACAAGGTCTAAAAGGCGATACCGGGCCGCAAGGCGAGCAAGGCCCAGTTGGTCCAAAAGGCGAGCAAGGAGATACTGGTGCGCGAGGAATCACATTCACTCCTGTTGTAGACAGCAAAGGGAATATAAGTTGGAGTAATGACGGAGGGCTTGAAAACCCCCAGACAGTAAATATTACCGGGCCACAAGGCGATATGGGCGCAAAAGGAGATACTGGACCGCAAGGAGAAAAGGGAGAGGTTGGGGATGCCGGACCTAAAGGAGACAAAGGCACTACATTCATCCCAAGTGTGGACGCTGATGGAAACATAAGCTGGAGTAACACTGATGGCTTAGTTAATCCCGAAACAGCAAACATCAAAGGACCAAAAGGAGACAAAGGAAGTGATGCAACTGTCCCGATTGCTAAAATTGGAACTCTTGGAAAAATTAAGCCTGACGGCAAGACAACATTCGTAGATGAAGACGGAACACTCCATGCAAAAGGTGGCGGTACAACCGTTACCCCAAAACCCGTAAACAACCCAATGATTGAGAATGCAAACGCATCTGTCATAATTAAATGGCAAGACCCTGAAAATACCGTAATCAGTGGTTCAACATTTTCTACATGGGCTGGTACAAAGCTTGTGATGAGTGAAACAGGCTATCCTGCAAATCCAGATGACGGAACGCTTGTAGTTGATAATACAACGAGAGATAAATACAAAACCACAGGCTATACAGTTACGGGTCTGACGAACGGCAAACAATATTACTTCACGTTATTCCCATATTCTACCGATGGCGTATATAACTACGATGCAGGAAACAGACTCCTTGGAGAGCCAGGGGATTTAAAGATTGTTACATTTGCCGATGGAACAGATGCAGAGATCACAAAGATGATTGAAGCTCATTATGCTGGAAAAATCAACATTGGAGATTATTGGGCTGTTGGAGACAAGAGGACAATCCATCATAATGCTATGGATGCAACGGGCGTAAGTGAGTCACACAAAGCAAATGATTATGTTTATGTGATTATCGGAATTGAACATGATGATTTAGTGGCTACTATAAACGGCAAGACCAAAGCTGCTATTACAATTCAGACGGAGCGTATGTTGTATTTGGACACTGTGTCAGAATATAACAATTCTTATGATACATCACATGAATGTGGCTATATGAACAGTGCAGACACAAACAGTGGTGGTTGGGAAGGCTGTGCAAGACGTAAATGGTGCAATAGTGTGTACAAAGGATGCTTGCCTCCCTATATCCAAAACATGATGAAGCAAGTTAAAAAATTGACATCAGCAGGTGACTGGATCAGTACGATTAAGACTTCTAATGACTATGCGTTTTTACCATCTGAAATTGAGGTTTCTGACAGTGTGGGATATTCTTTCACGGGTGAGGGGGAACAATATCAATACTTCAAAAATGCTACTGCTAATAGATATAAGAAGCCACGTTTTAGCAGTAATTATGTATCTGGCTACTATTGGACACGTTCGCCTTACGGCGGCGACGACGATTCCTTCTGTGGTGTGGGCGTAGGCGGGGGTGTTGGCACCTACAGTGCCGGTTACGCTCGTGGCATTGCCCCTTGCTTATGTATCTAAAATCCTAGCAAATTAATGAATATAGCTGAATAGCTAAGAACAGGAGGTGCATATGGATAAAAAGGAAATTACAAATATCTACAAAGCCATCAATCGAGTTTCAAACAAGATAAATGAGATGTCTGAAAAGTTAGACGTTGTGATGCAGATGCTTAATGCGGAATCTAATCGCAAGATTCTAATTAACGGTGATGGTATCGACGGTCTAGCTGAACTTGTATCAACGCATGATTCGGCTTTGGATGAACTGGCTACTTTAGTTTCGACAATCGGAGGTGAAAATAATGGTTAATTTTTTTGAAGAGCGAATAATCAATGGGCTGAAAAAATGGACAGATGTTCCTGAACTGTGGAATAAGAAGGTAATTGAAAGACTTCAAAAGGATGGCTATGTACTGAATGAGGACGGGACAGTAACAGAATCAAAACCAGGAATAGTGAAATAAAATACGTGCAAGGGAGAAAATATGGAAATTAAAGGAATTGACGTATCATCTTATCAGAGTAAGCCAGACTGGGCGAAAGTATCGAATTCTGAAATTAAGTTTGCAATATTGAGAATCCATCAAAAATCTGGAACTGATTCCTCTTTTGAGCATAACTACAAAGGATGCAAGTCAAATGGAATCCTTGTCGGCGGATATAAATACAGTTACGCTCTGACACCGGCACGGGCAATTGATGAAGCTGAGAGCGTAATTTCTGTTCTTGGCGGACGCGGAATGGACTTTCCAATCTTCTACGACCTTGAATGGAGTCAGCAGAGAAACCTTGGAAAACAGGCGATTGAGAACATTGCAGTAGCATTTCTGACCAGAATCAAAAAAGCCGGTTATAAGGTCGGTATCTACTGCAATCTTGATTGGTACAATAACGTTCTGTCAGACACTCTGAAAAAGTACGATTGCTGGATTGCTCGTTATCCGGCTAGTGATAATGGCTCTGTACAGGAAAGATTGCGTCCATCTGTTGGTGTAGGCTGGCAGTATTCCAGTAGAGGAAAAGTATCCGGCATTAGTGGTAACGTTGACATGGATGTATTCTATAAGGATTACAAAGAGGAGGTTTCTGCAATGGATAAAGCTATTGAAAAAGTGATTCTTATTGCAAAAAATGAGATTGGATACCTTGAAAAGAAGAGTAATAGTCAGCTCGACAGTAAGACTGCAAACGCCGGTTCAAACAACTATACGAAGTACTGGCGAGACATTAAGCCATCATATCAAGGACAGCCTTGGTGCGCAGCATTCGTGAGTTGGTGTTTTATGGAAGCATTCGGACAGGAAAAAGCAAAAAAACTGTTGAAGCACTGGCCCTATGTTTACTGCCCAACACTTGGTAATCTGTTTACAAGGAACGCTAATCCAAAGATTGGCGATATTGTAATCTTTTATCGTAACGGAACTTTTGCTCATACCGGCATCGTAACGGCTGTAATCGGAGACAGGTTCTATACCATCGAGGGAAATACTTCTGGCGCATCTGGAATTATTGCAAATGGCGGCGGTGTCTGCGCAAAGAGTTATCTTAACAGTCAGATGCCCGGAACTAAGTTCTGCACACCGGATTACAGTATTGTATCTGATACATCACAAACAGGAGAGAAATATATGTTTAATCCAGAGACAGTAAAAGCAGGAGACAAAAACACATCTGTACTCCTCCTACAGGAAATTTTAAGAGCCAGAGGTTTTAAAGGTAAAAACGGCAAAGTTTTGAAACTTACATGGGCAGCAGATGCGAACACGATTTACGCTCTAAAAGCTTATCAGGAATCCAGAAAAAAAGTTCTGGAAGTGGACGGAATCTGTGGACCTGCCACATGGAAAGATTTGATTGCTATATAAAAACATCCCGGGGTTAATTCCCCCGGAACTTTATTTATAAACATATTTGGTATCATTTCGGAAGTTTTAGGCTGTTATCGTTAGACACACGTTAGTCACAAATAAAAATATTGTTTCCTAATATAATAGTGGCAAAAACACTGTATTTACAGGCATTTGCACAATTTTCTAAATTCTATTTGTTGGTCGCAATTGATAAAATTAGAATAATGAAAATGAAATGTGGGAAATCCTTGCAAAATCGCTGAAAACATTGATTTTAATAGGGTTTCCGGCATTTCGATAATAATATTTCGGTTGTTTTAGAAAGATTAAAATGGGTTCCGTTAGTCACAGTTAGTCACAAATGGAACTTTTATCTTTTCTATTTCTGTCCGGAGTTCTTCCAGTGTTCTGTGGCCGTACACAGCATTTGTAACATCTCCGCCAAAGGAGTGGCCAAGCATTCGCTTTCGGTCGTTTTCCCGGACACCGTATTTTTCGCACAGTGCAGAAAAGGTGTGCCGACAATCGTGCGGCGTGTGCTTCGGATTACCGACTATTCCTAAACGTTCCAGTGTAGGATAGAACAATGCTTTTCTGTGATGCTGCTGAGTATACACGCATAATTTTCCATCTTGTGTCAGTACTTTCTGTTCGACAAAATGATATACGGCAGGATGTATCGGGACAATTCTGTTTTTACCGGCTTTTGTTTTAATGCCGCCTTGAAAGTATTTTTCTTCCAAGTTAGTTGTGAGTTTTAGCACTTCACCAATTCGCCATCCAGAATAGCACATGATAAGAATGAGCTGCACTTCTGGATCGTCGGTATTATTCCACAACACTTGCATCTCCTGATCAGAAAATGGCGTTCCATGTTCGGTGTCATTATCAGCATTGACATGGACATATAACGCCTTATTTTCCGTTACAATTTCTGAGTATACGGCATATTTGTACATCTGTTTAAATAGAGTCAAAATAGCCATCTGGCTTTGCTTTTTCAGCTTACAATCATCAATAACCTTTTGCATATCAGGAGCCTTTAAATCTTCGAATATGCGATTGTGCAGAACAGTACAGTTCGTATAAGCTGTCCGGTATGCTTCTTTCGAACTGTATGACAGCTTTGTACCCTTTGAGAACTTCCACGTATAAAACTGTTCATATACATCTGAGAACGTCATTTTTTTGATTTCCGGGTGTTTTCCTTCAACTCCCTTAATTGTATTGTAGTCGGCAATCAAACGGCTTATAAGAGTATCTATGTCCGTTGCAGGAGATACCTCAAGAGTCCGTTCCATGCCGGGTTGATACGTGCCGGCTTTGTATGCTGTCAGGACAGTGAAACCTTTTATCCAGTCATCTACATAGCAGATCGCCGGTGGGCGTTTTAGCTTGCCAGTATCGTCCGGTGTAGCTGGTGGATGCACTGCGAAACAGTTTCTCCGGTTCTTGCCAAGATACCGAATAGAGCCGAAGTTATTCGGTAATTTTGGATATTTCTTTCTTTTCTTCGCCATTTTTATTCCTCTTTTCTTTATGTAGCTGTTTTAGGTATAAAAATAACAGCCGAACAAATTTTCTGTCTTGTTCGACTGCTCCGAAGATGATACAATATGTTTTGCCAGAGTATAGCATCTCTTCGGAGATGTATAAACGCCGTCCCGGTACGCCAATGCCGGGGCGGTTTTTTGTTTAATTATGTGATTTCCAATTTGATCTCATTATAATTCCTACAATCCAATAAATTCCACCAGTGAAGATTCCTAAGATAAAAATCCAAAACCAACTTAAATACCATGGCATTTTCCGCTTTATATACGGTGTACCTGAACTTGCTGCTGAGGACGCAGAGGAAGATGCGGAATTGTTAATGATGATATCTCTATTATTAGAAGTTAACTGTTCTACTTGTTTTCCACACTTAGGACACACTACACAGTCGTCGTCAATAAGTTCCCCGCAGTGCTTACAATATTTTTTCTTTTCATTCATGATAAACACCCTCCTGATATGTTTTCGCCACATTTCGCACTTTTCATGCGGATTATGTATTTTGTACCGCTGATTTTGCGATATTATGTAAAGTACGGTTATTCGTGGTATTTTTATTTTATCATTTTAAGAGCATATTGTAAAGATTTAGAACGAAATAGAGTGATTTAGATGAAAAAGAAATGTTTTAAGTGCTTTGTACTTCTCTTGCTGATCTATAAGGTATTTAGTCTTGTACATACCCCACAAAAGATAATTTCCAATAATAATCAGAAAGATATGCAGATAGTTCATTCGTATATGGTATATCAGGACCATTCTGCCCAGAAGCATCCGCATACAGACGATAATGGTGGAAAAGTTTGCAATCTCGCATTTTTCTTCTGCGAAAGCATAATTTTCTTCGAGATTGTAAAGTTTATGTATGAAATAGCGAAAGTTCATGTATATCATTGGCAGTTGCCAAGAATCGGGATAGGTGGTATAATAGCAAAAACGAACTAATGTTCGGTTCTATTTCCCACAGATCGGACATATATTTTAATATAGTCAGTAGTTGTGACAGGGAGGGTTATTTATGGATTATAAGAAGGAAATTATTGAAATGATAGAAAATACTGAGAACGAGGGTAAATTGAAATTTATCTATATGGTTCTTATTAAGTACCTGAAATCAAAGAAGCAAGGGGATTAGCCCTTGCTCTTTTTGTTTAGCGATGAAACTATTTGTTTTATTGCTTTCTTATCTTCTTTATCGAGCGTTCTATATTCCTCGATAAAATCTAAGATGTCAGGTTCCGACATAAGGTTTCCAATTATAACTGCATAATCGTCATCGCTTTTAGAACCCATGAGGTATGTTGGTGTTACTTCCAAAGCGCCACATAGAAGCTCAATGGTGTCCATATCTGGTTTACACTTATCTTTTTCCCAGTCGCTAATTGAATTATGCTTTGCATTGATTTTTTCTGCAAGTTGCTTCTGAGTCAGCTTCTTTGCCGTTCTGGCTTGCTTGATTTTCTCGCCAAATGTCATTATCGGTTCCTCCTTTCATGATTAATAATAATATAGAAATTTCGAACTGTCAATAAAATAATTTCGATTTTCTCGAAATTTCTTCTTGACATTCGGATATTTCGAAGTTATACTGTAATTGTTCGATGAGAACGAAATTCAAACAGAAAGGAGAAATGAAAATGTGCGTTGGTAAAAAAATTAAGTCATACCTTGAGAACAACGGCATAACACAGACATTTGTCGCCAATAAAACTGGCATTCCTGTTCAGAAACTCAATCTTTCTCTCAATGGAAATCGCAGATTAGATTTCGATGAATACGAATTAATTTGCGGGGCGTTATCTGTTGGGACTGACAAGTTTCTTGAACCGAAAATTCCAGAGCAGAAAGGAGTATAAATGGACGCATTACAATTTAATAAAGCCGTCAGTCAACACTGCAAAGAATCTGGTGGAGACTGTTGCAAATGTGACCTTCGGCTTTACTGTTATCTATCGCCAAGTGAGCGACCAGATGAGTTAATGAGTCTGGTTATTGATTTTTTGCATAACCACATTGAAAACCATGATCATTATACCCATCACAGTGCGGCTTCATTTCCGTGTATTGATGATATGGACATGAGCACCGCAGTAGGTGGCGACCGCTATCAGAAACCTCATACTCTTCATAAACAGTCACGTGTTTGTGAATCTTGTGGCAATGATACAGTCGTGTAATTGTTTCAACCATATAATTCCCCTTTCGTTATACTCGGCATGTCGGTGCCTGTAAATGCATTATAGGTAGAGGGGAAAGGAAATACAATAGGTGATAAATAATGGGAGCAAATAATTTTACACATTTTACCGGAAAGAAATCTCCATTCAAAACTCAAAAGAGAAAGAAGAAATCAAAGGTAAAAAAATTCATAAAAACAAATATGAAAGGAGCATGAAATGAGCGAAGTTGATACTTACATCAAAAAAAATGCGGAAATTCATCAGTTCGCCGCAGAGGTTGCGAGAATCATATCAGGCATTCCGCAGATGCCGGAGTTCTCTTCAGAGAATATGACCGTAGCCGATGCAAGTCAATTGATCGGGCTTCCTATTACAGCAATCCGGGCAGGGATTGTGTACGGGTGGTTGCCGATTGGCGTGGCTGTGCAGAATAACAAGCCAGCAAAAAGTCTTTCCGGTGGACGAATCACATACATCATAAGCCCTAGGAAAGTCTATGAAGTAACTGGTCATGTTTGGAAAGGCAAGGCTGCTCTTAATAAGTGAGTGCCCCGGAGGGAGCTGGAACCTCCACCCCGGAGCTTTGCACCACTAAAACACCTTAGTGGATAGATACATTATAGTTCTCTATCTGCTAATTGTAAAGACAAATAAGAAAAAATAAGGAGAAATTAGCACGATATGAGTGAAATTAGAAACGAAAATCAGCCAACATGGACTGACATCGAAGTAGCACTTGCGACTGAAATTGTCGAAGAAAGTAAGAAAAAGTCAAAAAGATGGTTCACTGCATGGATTGTGACAGTCGCCGCACTGGTGGCGAGCAACCTTGCGTGGATTGCAGGAGAAATGAAATAAAATGAAAGAATATATGCTAATTGCTGTTTGCATGCTTGCCGGGAAATATGTGGACATACCTATTTGGCTGAACATCTTTTTTGGCATCTCGGCAGCATGGGCGGTACGCCAGATGAAAGCAGACTGGTAGGAAATAAGGAGGATAAGAAGATGTTTGAGAAAGAGATTGATGAAATTTACGAACTCTGTAAAAGAGTTGTGAACGAAGTTCCGGCAGTAAGTGTCGAATTCAGTTATTCAATTTATGGCATGAGAGTATGTGGGCTTAAAAGAAAAGAAGATGCTTGCCTTCCAAAAGACGTGTTCAAGTGGGATTTGTACCAAAACGTATCTTTTAACCCATTTTATGAGAAAGAAAGTCGTGAAAGTCTCAGAATAATCAAGGCTTTCCTGCTGGAACTTCTGATAGATGGGAAGTGTCCAAATGAGTAAACAGATAGCAATTATGAAACTTCTTCCCAGTCTGGAGATAGCAGGATGTATCAATGAACTGCTCAGAGAGCTTCAATCCAGAGGTGATTATATTCTGGATTATGAGAACTGTGACATGTCTCTGGATCATGTGGAGTATCACAAAGCTGAAGATATTGACGGAGAGAAGTTCGGGGACGCTTCAGATAACCTGTACTGCTTTTTCAGGGCGGTGTGAACATGGACGAGAGGATTAATGAGATTTTAAGATTGATTGATATACAGCTTGCCACAGTCCCAGATAACCCTATTGAAGAATCATACAAGGCAAGGACATTGGCGAGCTACGTACAGGCTCTAAATGGGCTTTTAACGGCTCAGAAATCGTATAAGGAGGAAACAAATGAGCGAATTTGAAATCCGTATTCCGGCAAGGAAGAAACAGCCGGCAACCGATAAGGACAACCCGGTTGTAAAAGTTTCGCCGGGCGCATACAACGCACTGGTCGAAATCTATAACGAATCAACCTTATCAATGAAAGATATCGCAAGTTTGCTGATTATTGAGGGCAGTAAACATGTAGTTTATGACAAGGAGGAATAGCAATGGCAACACCCGTATTAATTATTGGAAAATCTGGTTCTGGCAAGAGTACCAGTCTTAGGAACTGCCAGAATGAACACTGGAATCTTATTAGAGTATTGAATAAACCGCTTCCGTTTAAAGGAAAGATTGACGGATGGTTTACAGATGATTACCAGCAGGTAATGAAGTGCCTGATCGCATCAAAAGCAGAGTCTATCGTAATTGATGATGCAGGGTATCTTATCACGAATCATTTTATGAAGGGACACGCTTCTGCTGGAAAAGGCAATGCAGTGTTCGCTCTGTACAATGATATTGGAGACTATTTCTGGAATCTTATCCAGTTCATTGTAACAAAAGTACCGCAGAATAAAATTGTTTACCTTATGATGCATGAAGAAAAAGACGACTCCGGGGAAGTAAAGCCTAAGACAATTGGTAAGCTTCTGGACGAAAAAGTTTGCATCGAGGGCATGTTTACTATCGTTCTTCGCTGCATTGAAGAGAGTGGAAAACACTTATTTGTCACTCAGTCCAGTCAGGGAGCGGTAAGTAAATCCCCGATTGGAATGTTTGACAGTTTGACTATTGATAACGACCTTGCAGAAGTTGACAAGGTTATCAGGGATTATTATGAATTAGGAAAAGGAGAGAATAAAGATGAATAAACCAACAGCGTATGATACTACACAGGCAGCAGGAGAATTTGAACCAATTAAGCTTGGTGGTCATAAGATGGTAATTAAGCAGATATCAGAGAAAAAAACACAGGGTGGACTCGATATGCTCGTTATCTTGTTTGATTTCGCAGAAGGAGACGAACAGGCCGGCTATTTCATGAAACAGTTTGAGAACGATATCCGTCCAGACAAGAAATATCCGAATGCAGGTACTAATTACATGGTTATTGATGAGGGTGTAGATTATGGTGTCCGTAACCTTAAAACATTTATCACATGCGTAGAAAAATCAAATCCGGGATTTGCCGTTAAGTGGGGCGATAACTTCGGGCAGCAGTTTAAAGGAAAGCTGATCGGTGGAATCTTCCGTCTTGAAAAAGACTGGTACGATAACAAAGAAGTAAAACGTCACAAGCTTGCATGGTTCCGCAGCGTGGAAGGAATCAAAGATGCAGATATTCCGGAAGAGCGTACCACAAAGGCCTATGACGATCATCTGAAAGAAGAAGCTATCATGGGAGCGAATCCAGCTGGTCCAGATGGATTTATGAATATCCCAGATGGAATTGATGAAGAACTTCCATTTAATTAAAAGGAATTTAGAATATGAATTATTCAGTATATGTTCATGTTTTCCCAAATGGAAAATTGTATATTGGAGCAACAAGACAAGAGCCTAAAAAAAGATGGCGCGGTGGTGGAGGATATCGCAACCAAAAAGCAATGCATGAAGCGATATTAAAATATGGTTGGGATAATATAAAGCACATAGTTTTAATATCAAATCTAAAAGAAGATATGGCTATGGAAATCGAAAAAGCGTTGATAGAAAAATATAGTACGCAAGATACTCTGTATGGATATAACACAAAAGACGGAGGACAGCATTTTGGAGAACATTCCGAACAATTTTTAAGCAATTTAAAAGAAAGAATGTCAGGTAACGCATATTGTGCTGGAAGAAAACTTTCGGAAAGTCATATTGAAGCATTAAGGCAATCAAATCTTGGTACGCATAGACCAAGTAAACATAAAGGCGATAAAATTCACACAAAAGAAACCAGAGAATTATTTTCAAAAAATATGAAAGAACGTTGGAAAAATCCAGAATCAAGAAAAATTTACATGAATGCAGCGAAGCAAAGAAATATGTGTGGAAAAAACAATCCTATGTTCGGAAAACATCATTCAGAAGAATCAAGGCGGAAAATAAGTCAAAAGGTAGCAGGAAGAAAACTTTCAGAAGAGAGAATAAAAAGAATGTCGGATATAGCATTAAAGCGTTCAGTTATACAAATGGATTTGAACGGAACAGAATTGAATAAATTTAATTCTGTTAAAGAAGCAGCAGAATCTGTTGGTGCTTTTCCGCAAAATATTGGAAGCGTTTGTTCTGGGAAACAGAAATCATGCAAAGGATTTTTATGGAGGTATGAAGATGATAATTCTGGAAGATACCAGACAGCAGATAAGGAAACATAAATTAAAACATGAGTATTTTGAGAAGCATGGAATAGTGGTTAAACGAACAAAGCTTTGGGTAGGAGATTACACCTTGCCAACTGACCAAAGCATCTGTATAGACACAAAATTTTCACTTCAAGAGCTTATAAGCGATGTCTGCCAGCAGCATGAAAGATTCAAAGCAGAGCTTATCAGAGCGCGTGAAGCAGGTATTCAGCTGATTATCCTATGTGAACACGGACCAGATATCAAATCAATTGGTGATGTGTATTTTTGGGAGAATCCAAGAAAACACAAAGTCATATGGAAGACGGTAAACGGTAAGAGAGTAAAGACTGTAATTTCCGATAAGGCTGTTGATGGCTGCCAGTTATATAAATCTCTATGCACGATCAGAGATAAATACGGTGTTCGATTTGAATTCTGTACAAAAGAAGAGACTGGACGGCGAATCGTGGAGTTGCTGTCATGACTAAGGGAGAAATCAAACAGTCAGTAAAAATGCCAGAAATTCTCTCCAGGTACGGGCTAAGGCCGAATAGAGCAGGATTTATATGTTGCCCTTTTCACAAGGAAAAGTCAGCATCCTGCAAAATCTACGATGATTCCTTTTACTGTTTCGGCTGTGGAACTGGCGGTGATGTGTTTGATTTTGTGATGCAATACGAATCCGTCCCTTTTAGTACGGCGTTTATTGAGCTGGGTGGCACTTATATATCAAAAAAAGGTAAAAGCCGCAACCAGATCAGACATGAAATGCGAGATATTAAATCAAAAAAACACAACCCTGTTCAGGATCCTAATGAGATTGAGCAGGTAGAAAAGAACATACTTATGTACGAAACAGCACTAAAAACGTTCCCTCCTGATTCAGAAGAGTGGTATATGTGCCAGTTCAACCTTGAAAAAGAAAGAAGCAGATATGAAATATTGTCAGCTAAGGCAGGAGGTGAGAAACATTCTTGAAAATATTGAAAATTTGCAAGCAAATGATTTTATGCAGAAGCAACTGTATGAAGAACTTTTTTCGATAAAAAGTAAAATCGACCGTTCAGAAGCTAAATTTAAGTTAATGGACAGGGCGAAGAGTGTAAGAGTAAAAAGCATAGCTGAGGAATTCATAAAAGAATTCCAGAAAGCAGAACAGGACAAGGAAAAAGAAGAAAAAGTAAATCGTTCCATGCAGTTAGTTGAAAATATCACAAACTTTTATGAGGATGATATTGGAAAAGAATATCCCAACATGGCTTGTGGCAGCTGGATAGCTACAGAAAACGGAATATTTTCTTCTGAAACATCCAAGGCGAGAGAACTTGTGTGCCACCATCCGATCATGCCGATACGTCGACTGAAAAATATTGAGACAGGCGAAGAACAGATCACAGTGGCTTTTAAAAGAGATGGATACTGGACAGAAATAACTGTTCCAAAAATCGACATTGTGACTTCCAGGGCGATAACTAATCTTGCAAGGTTCGGTGTGCAGGTCAACTCAGAGAATGCAAGGCTTCTTGTGAAGTATCTGGCGGATGTTGAAATGTACAATGCCGATATGATCGACATACAGCACTCTACGAGCAAGTTAGGGTGGCATGGCAATGCATTTGTACCTTACGACCTTTCAATCGTTTTTGATGGCGAATACCGCTTTAAAACACTATTCCAGAGTATACAGGAAAGTGGAGACTACTTCAAGTGGGTGACTCTGGCCAAACAGTTACGGTCGTGCGGACGATTAGAACCACGAATAGCACTGGCGGCATCTTTTGCAAGTGTGCTTGTGCAACCACTTGACGCGCTGCCATTCATTGTGGATTTCTACGGACAGACGGGCGGCGGCAAGACAGTAACGATCAACATAGCTGCATCTATCTGGGGAAACCCGTCGCCAGGATCCTACGTTGGGAATTTCCGGTCAACAGATACGTCATTGGAGACAAGGGCAGACATGCTTAATAACTTTCCGATGATCCTTGATGACTCTAAGAACGCTTCTCAATATATTCGGGACAACTACGAAACATTGATTTACAATCTCTGTTCCGGTAAAGGGAAAGGAAGATCAAATAAGGACCTCGGAGCAGCTAAGGAGAATACATGGAGTAATGTAACCATTTGCAACGGCGAGAATCCTATTTCAGAATTTGCAGATTCCGGTGGAGCAATCAACAGAATTATTGAAATTGAGTGCTGCGAAGATATTTATGAGAATCCAGCAGAAATTAATAGCACTGTAATGAAAAATTATGGTTTTGCTGGAAGAGTATTTGTTGGAAATCTAAAAAAATTTACACCGGATGAGCTGAAAGAAATGAAGTCTGAGATTGAAAAGGGCTTTGATGGATATAATTTCCCGGCAAAGCAGGTAATGGCTATATCTACTCTTCTACTAGCGGATAAATTAGCTACAGATTTCATATTTAAGGATGGACGTGAGCTGACAGTCGAGGATGTTGTGGACATACCTACACGCAAGAAAGACGTATCGGAAGGACAGAGATGCTATGAGTTTATCATCGAAAGTCTTTCTGTGTACGGGCAGCACTTTGATGCGCAATTCAGTTGCGATCAGTGGGGATTTAAGGAAACACCAGATGAGTATGGAGATGTATATGTGTATTTTTATCCGAAACCTCTTGAAAATCTCCTAAAAAACAACGGATTCTCCAGAAAAGCCTTTTCAGCATGGGCGATTAATCGAGAATTAATTAAGCATACAGGAAAAAGGGATACGGTAATAAAAAGAGATGGGGGAAGTGTAATGAGACTTGTTGCTGTAAAGATTATTGATATAAAAGATCTTGAAGACGAACAGGAAAATGAGCATGTTGAAGCTGATTTTATACCTGCTAATACTGGAACAAGTGTTCCGTTTTCGTGATTTGTAACCATGTAACCATGTAACCCGCGGAAAAGCATGTGTATAGGGAATAAAAAAATATATAAAAAAATCATATATACATTGCAATCTCCTATAGGAAAACCTTGGTTACATTGGTTACACGGTTACATAACTCTGAAACCCGCATAAAATAAGGGTTTGCGGTGTAACCAATGTAGTTGAAATGTTGGTTACACGTTGGTTACAAAAATAAAATGATTACACAAATTAAAAAATAAAATTAAATTGTATGAAAATTCAGATTGTTACAATTGGTTACTAAGGCATAAGGAGTGGTTACAAAAATGAAAAAAGAGAAGCTTAATAAAAAACAGCGGTACGCATTGGACACAATGTTGTCTGGCAGTAATGTTTTCCTTACGGGAGATGCAGGAACAGGTAAAACAACGGTTATTCAAACGTTTATTGATGAGGCGGAAAAAGCTGGTAAAAGTGTTTTGGTATCTGCTACTACTGGAATAGCTGCGGACAATATCGGATATGGAGCGACTACTGTGCATCGTGCATTGAATATCTCAATCAAATTTGAGGATTACAAGAAAAAAGTGAAATCCAGAGCCGAACTGTTGAAGGAAGCGGATATTCTTATTATTGACGAGATCAGCATGTGCCGGTTCGACCTGTTTAATATGATTGCGAAGACGATCATTACAGAAAATGAAGAGAGAGCAGTTGACAGACTTCTGATCGGAGAGGACAAAGAAGACATTCAGTTAATCGTGATAGGTGATTTCTACCAGCTTCCGCCAGTTATTACGACAGACGATCGAAAAATTCTCTGTCGGATGTATGGATCTGATTATGGAAAGGGTGGAAAGTATGAACATGGATATGCTTTCATGTCTGAATACTGGAAAGAAATGGGATTTGAATATATCAAACTTGATGAGGTATGCAGGCAGAATGATGAGGGATTTAAGTATGTGCTGAATGATATTAAATATGGCGACAATATTAGAAAATCCATTGCATATCTGGAGAACAACGAATCAGATAAGGTTATACCGGAAGCACCGTTCCTGGTTGGAACAAATGCTGAAGCTGATCGGATTAATAATACTTTCCTCGAAAAGCTGGATAAAAAGACCGAAAAAGTGTTTCATGCAGCAGTTGACGGCGAACTAACATCTGCCGATATTAAGAACATTGCATTTGCCAAAGAGGACTTAATTCTTAACATCGGTGCAAAAGTGATGATTACAGTCAATGATCTGTCTGGAAACTACGTTAATGGAACGATTGGCATCATTCAGAAAATTGTGGAAAACGGAGAATTTGAAGAATCTTATCTGGTTATCAAAACTGATAAGGGCAAAACAGTTAGCTTATATAGATACAATAAAGACATTGAGAAACAGGTTATTGAAGAATCTGAACAGAAAAAAGACGGTCAGAAAATCGTAAAAGAGAAGATTGTCCGCAAGAAAGTAGGCTCTTTCTCTCAGTTCCCGGTAAAACTTGCCTGGGCAATCAGTATTCATAAATCACAGGGACAGACATTTGAAAAAATCAACATTGACCCTTGCTGTTGGGATCCTGGACAGTTCTATGTGGCTGTTTCCCGGGCTAAATCAGCTAACGGCATACATTTTATCAGACCGATAAAACAGAGCTATATAAAGGCGTTTAGCAAGGATAACGAGCGACTTCTTGAACAGAGTTTTGAGGTAGAAGAAGGTGTATAAGTATGAGAGTGACGCACGAGCAGATACCGAACACCATAAAGTTTTTACAGATTGACTTTCCGGCACTGGTCCTCCAGACTGCCGGAATTGAGGCAAAAGATGAATACTGGCAGCAGGTAGTTGAACAGATCCATGTTGTATCTGAAAAATATAACAAAAATGGATTTGTAGATCACATGCTTGTTGCTTATTCGGATTATCTTTCTAAGATGTTTAATAAGGCAAAAGAATTGGAAAAGGAGAATCAAAATGCCGTACAACACAAAGAATAGATACGAACAGGAACAGGCACTCAGAAAAGAAATTTATATGTATATCGTCAGTTATATCAAACTGGTTGGATATGCACCGTCGATTACAGAAATTTCTGAAAGGGTGGATGCCGGGAGAGCTACGGTCTGGAAGTATATTAATCAATTAGTTGATGATGGTCTGCTCAGAACGAATCACCCTAGCACTGACAGAGCATATACCCCGGTAGGATACGGAATAAGAAAGATAAGTAAGGAGACAAAATGAAACTTTATGACATTGTTGCAGCAGACGGTAAATTTGTAGAGTCCTTGACGCAAAGAGAAATCATGAATAAATTCGGGCTTACAAAATGCAGATTCCGTACATTCTTGGATAACAGCTATCTGATTGATGGCAAATATTGGATAGATGACTCTGCTGAAGATATGCAGGTGACCAGAAATGGATGTCGGAAGATGTTAAAACAGTTTGATGCTTTAACAGAAAATATAAGGAGGGCTGTTGGGTGGGAAGGCTAAAAATCAAGCAAAAAAAGAAAGCATTCATTCCGTATACGAATCAACAGGCTAATATGTTTGCACAGTCTATCCAGAACTGTCAGAAAGAGTTAAAAGAGATGGAGTTGAAAGCCTTTGATGATGGGTTCGAGGACGGAAAGAACTGGTCTGACGTGCTGAATTTTGTAATTTTGTTTTATGTAATGCACGAATTGCATGGATGTGGATGGAAACGTTACATGAAGTCCGTAAAAAGAATTAATAACTACATCAATGATATTAATTCTGGGAAAACATCATTGTCTGAAATGGTTGATAATCTGGAAAAGAAGCACCATATTCGGATTTGTGATGATTATAAGGAGCTGATTGATAGATATGGAGCGCAAAGCTGCGCCGATGATTTACATGCAGAATAACGGACAGGTAGCATTTGGATAGGAGAAAAATGAAATTTAAACATAGAAAGGAATAACACTTATCCTCGTGAAACGAGGTTCCACCTAATCAGAATAGGTTGGGTAAAATTTGATAAATGCTAGACTGGGATGCCTTGGTTCTCCTGCATAGCGCAGAACAGACTAACGGTCAGAGGTAATAACTCCCAAGGCTATAAAGCAGATTGTAAAATTGCCATACGGATATTTGCAGTATGGCGTGTGAAAGAATTAATTGAAAAATCTATAGATAGATTGAAACTGGCAAGCGATATTTCGCTAAAGCATTATAATAAACCACTTGTATGTGAGTATTCCGGAGGAAAGGATTCAGATGTACTTCTGAGATTGTTCAGAATGTCTGGAATCCCGTTCGAGGTACATAATTCGCATACCACTGTTGATGCACCGCAAACAGTAAGGCATATCAAGAATACGTTTTCTGAATTGACGGACAAAGGCGTCAAATGCGAGATTGATTATCATGTACGGGAGAGAGGAAAACGTCTTACAATGTGGAATCTTATTCCCAGAAAGCTAATGCCGCCTACCAGAATCGTTCGGTATTGTTGTTCAGAACTGAAAGAGGGCGGGAATCCTAACAGAATGATCGCAACAGGCGTTAGATGGTCTGAAAGCAGTAAGAGAAGCAACAGAAGTCCATTTGAAGTACTAGGACAGACAGCAAACAAAAGCATCGGAGTTTCTGATGAGAAAATGCTTATCACTGACAATGATAATACTAGAAGACTGTTTGAAAATTGCCAGATGAAAGCAAAGACGGTAGTCAATCCAATTATTGATTGGACAGATCAAAATATCTGGCAGTTCATTGGAGAGAAAGATGTTCAGGTATGCGAACTGTATCAATGCGGATATGATCGGTTAGGCTGTCTAGGCTGCCCACTTGCATCAAAGAAGCAGAGGGAAAAGGAAATGTATGATTTTCCAAAGTACAAGCAAGCCTACATACATTCTTTTGACAGAATGATTGAGGAACGCAAGAGACGTGGGAAAGATACAAAGTGGAGCTGTGGCGAAGAAGCCTATCTATGGTGGATGCAAGACAATAATGTAGTTGGTCAGATGGAATTATCTGATTTTATTGAATATTAAAATCATGGAGGACTGCACAATAGCGTGTCAGTTGCTTACATGGGGAAAGTGAGGATGGAAATGGAGAAATTAAAACCTTGCCCGTTTTGCGGAAAAGAGATAGATACAGAGAAAAATGTATACATTCCAGAAAGAGACTGGGCACCGTCTTTTTACGATCCTGACAGTGGGGGAAATCCAATAGCCATTCACTGTGAATGCGGATTAACATTTTGCACAGACACATGGGATTGGAAGGAAGCTGTTGAAATATGGAATAAAAGAGTAAACAAGGAGGATGCAAAATGTTAATCAGAAGTCAGGATAAAACAGCACTAGTAAAGTTTGAAAACATTGTAGTAAATCTAAAACTTCCAGATTCATTAACCATTATATGTTGGAGCTTGCAGGATGCGCAGAGAAGTGGAGGATATTTTATTTTAGGAAGATATTCCACCAAAGCAAAAGCCATAAAGGTACTGGATATGATTCAGGAATCCTATGGAGATGCAAAATTAAATGAAATTCTTCTTCCTGATGTCTGCAAATCGGCTAGTGAATCTCAGAGGGGAAAAGATAATACATTAATTGCAAAAACTATTAGAAAAGATTTTATGAAAAAAATGATATTCCAGATGCCAGAGGATAGTGAGGTGGAAGTATGAAGTACAGAAAGAAACCAGTTGTAATTGATGCAGTACAGTGGACTGGTACAAATCATCGAGAAATGTTCGATTTCCTGACGGACTATCAGTGTACAGACCAGTACATGTCGGCAGAAGGTAAGAATTTCTATATTGACCATTGGAAGGTTCCAGGCGGTCTGGTTATTAAAACACTTGAGGGCGAACATCTTGCAAACATTGGCGATTACATCATCCGCGGCGTTCACGGTGAATTTTATCCGTGTAAGCCAGATATATTCAGGGAAACTTATGAGGAGGTGGAAGCATGAGTGATGGAATGACATTTGTACAGAATGAAGACGGCGCATTTAGTGCATACGATGATAGCTACGACGTTGTAATACATTGCGAGACAGAAGAGGAACAGAAGAAAGTTATTGAGCGTTTGTCTGCTGACTGGATTCCTGTCAGTGAGAGACTACCGAAAGCAAGCGGAACATATCAAGTGACTTGCATGGACGGAAAAATATATCGTTCAACCTATGCGAAATTCCAGTGCAAGTTGAAACGATGGGAATTAACTGGTGCTAGGTCGTATTGGAAGGTCATAGC